GTACCCAGCCCAATACAGTAGCCTCTGTCAGACTGTCGTAAGCAACAAAGTCATCAGCATCAGGGTCAGGTGTAAAACCTACAGTGCCGTATGATGATGCAGTGTAAGTCACAGCGTCGTCACCAGTACCAACAGTTTCAGATTCAGTAACACGCCAGTGCGCAACGGTTACACCGCCGTCTGCCACGTTACGCTCAAGATTTGCGATAGTCCATGTAGCCATTTTTAGTCTCCAAATACTGCGTCACAGATTGAACGCACGTTAGCGGGTTCAGATGAGTAGTCGTCACCTGACTGAATTACATGACGGTGGTAAGACTGTGAAATCACAGCGCCGTCTTCGAGTACCTTAGTAGCAGTCCGTACTTGGACAACTGTGCTGTCGCCTGTTTCTACTACTTCGATTTTGTCTGCTACTACTTCTTTAGTTAATGCCATTGTTGTCTCCTTAGTTAGTCCAGCCTTAGAGTCCACTAAGGCTATTTAGAGTTAAGTTTCATAAGTAAATGCAAAAGTATAAACACCGTCGGCAGTGTCAAAATCATGGTCTGTTCGATTTTCGTTCTGCAAAAACAAAGCGTCATTAACGTCCTGACAATAGCCATAAATAGCAGTAGTGCTGTTACTATAAACAAGAAACCGCTGACGTATACTACTTAAAGTTGCCTCTATTCTTGGCCTGAATGGAAGACCGTTAATCCTATTTGTTGTTCCGTTTGCTGAAAAACTTAATTGACCTTGAACATGAACTAGGTTTCCAATTTTTACATAACTGCCTGTTGCGCCAGCATTAAGGGTTCCAGAAGTAGGCGCAGGAGTCCACGTCCCTTCTTCGTAGTCGTCTAGCTTATTGGCTGAACCTGTGCCGCCTAGGTACGCACCGCCTGACAGGTAAAGGTCTTTGAAGCGTGCGTTGGTATTACCAAGGTCAATCGCGGCATCTCTAGCATTGCCTGACGCATCTGCAGGATAAATTTTGTCTGAACCGTCTACAAAGCGGAGCGTTGTGTCATCAGTGCCAATATAAAGGTCGGCGTCTTTAGTACCAATACTACCGACTGATGAGCCGTCTTTGCTAAAAGTAACCAACGAACCATCATTAGTTGTGCGATTTACTTCAACGACATTAGCTGAGTCTCGTGTAAGCCTTGTGCGACCACTAGAAGCTACTTCAAAACCTGCTGTGTTTAATGCAGAAGAGGTCTTCCCAACCAACAAGTTGCCAGAGCTATCAATGCGCATGCGTTCTGTTACAGAGCCACCGCCACTGTCGCATGTATTAAATGCGAATGTAGGGCCAGCAATAATTCCACCAACAGCAGAGGTAGCTGATAGGCCAATGTAAGATGCGTTAGTTGTTGTTCTAGTTACTTCAATTGTGTTGTTAGCAAGAGAATCACCAAAGGTAGCAACAACACCAGAACCAGCGCTTGTAACGTGTAGCTTTCTAGTGGGGCTTGTCTGGTTAATACCGACGTTGCCACTATCATCAATCACTAGCCTTTGGTTGCTACCCAATGTACTGCTTTCTGCAATAACAAAAGACGTAGCTGACCTGTCAAGACCCATCGTGAATTCTCTGGAGCCTTGAGTTTCAAATGAAATAACGGCATCGTCACCTGTCGCAGTGCCTTCATTGTGAATATCAATGCCTAGCTGTGAACCGCCACCGTCTGCTTTGATAGACAACTTTTTTGACGGACTGGTAGTACCAATACCCAACCGTTCATCAGCCGCATCCCAGAAGAACTTCGCAGTCGTGCCAGTGTCTTCGTAGAAGCTGATGTCTCCGACAGCACTAATTTGAAATCTGTCGCTACCTCCTGTTTGGATTTTTAAAGACCCGCCAGTGGAGTTATTTGTTGATTTAAGAGTTGTTAATCCTGTTCCTGCATCAACAGCGGCATTAAAATAAGTTGCTCCAGTTGACTCAACAGTCAAACCATCAGCCGTCACAGTACCCGTTACGTCGATGCCTGTAGAGGTGGTGGCTAGTTTTTCTGCGTTGTCGTAATACAGTTGAACAGAGCCGTTGGTGTTGAATTTTGCTTTTGCTTCGGAGCTAGCAGAATTATAAATTTCAAGATTGTCTGCATTAATCTTGAGATTACCTGCGCCATTTTCATCAATTCTACTTTCTGAGCCAGAGTGATAAATCTGTAGGTCAGAGCCAGCGCCGAAGATAGCCTTACGGTTATCAGCAAAGGTTACGTCTTCACCGGGGTTAGTACCTACCTCAATAACAGTACCGCCTGAGTCTTCTGTATAAAGGCGCTTGTTGGTCAAGTCTAATGCGGGTTCACCTTGGACAAGATCCCCAGCCGTTGGTGCGCCAGAACCATTCTTAAGTTTAATCGTGGTCATTAATAAGTTCCCCCGTCAATCGTTGACAGTGTAGTTGCAATAGAAGTTGTACCAGAGCCAGTCACAGCTCCAGTTAGAGTAATGGTTTCGTTACCCGTTATGTAGCCTGAGTTGTTAGTTAGGACAGATATGTTGTCCCCGCTCTGCAAAGCACTGTCAGCCAGTGTGCCTTGTGCCGCAGTAGCGTAGTCAGCAGAGTCAAACGCTTTGACTTGTGCAAGGTTAGTGACCTCAGAGTCCATTAAGGCACCAGCCGCTGTTACATTGGCTGTGTCGGTTACGTCTGCATTAGCCTCAATACCATTAAGCTTTGTGTGGTCTGCATCGGTAAACACATTAGAGTCAGTAGCAGACTCTACAAGCGTTCTGATTTCTGCCGCTGTTTGATCTGCCGTAGCACCAGACTCAATACCGTCTAGCTTAGTACCATCTGCGGCTACGTCACGGCCATCAACAGTACCGCTAAGTACCACATTCCCTGTGATGTTAACGTTACCTGTACCTGTGATGTCATTGCTATTTAGGTCAAGGTTACCACCTAGCTGTGGCGTAGTGTCGCCAACAAGGTCAGGATTAATTGTGTTCCAGTTGCTACCGTCGTAAATTCTTGTTGTGTTGTCGGTAGTGTTAAAGTACCAGTCACCTACAGTTACAGCATCGCCGTTAAGGTCAACGGTAGGGTTAGAAGTAGCAGTGCCAAGGTACAAACCGTCAATAGCTTCTTGGGCTGCTTCTGCTGCTGTCTGCGCTGCTTCTGCCGCAGTCTGTGCAGTTTGAGCTGCAGTAGCACTGGTAGCTGCCTCTGATGCTTTTGTAGTTGCTGTAGTTGCTGACGTTGCTGCATTGGTTGCTGATGTGGCTGCTTCAGTAGCCTTAGTTGTAGCTGTAGTAGCTGATGTGGATGCGTTTGTTTCTGCTGTTTCTGCGTTAGTCTCTGCAGTCTCAGCCGCTGTCTTAGCTACTTCTGCTGCTGACTGGGCTGTCTCTGCTGCAGTCTTAGCTGTAGTAGCTGCTGTCTGAGCAGCAACCGCAGCATTCTCTGCAGTCTCTGCATTGGTTTCTGCAGTTTCAGCATTAGTCTCTGCTGTTTCTGCGTTGGTCTGTGCAGTCTCTGCAGCAGCTTGTGCAACTTCAGCAGCAGCCTGAGCAGTAGCTGCGGACGTAGCCGAAGCAGCAGCTTCATTTGCTTTTGTAGAGGCTCTGGTTGCTTCTAGAGCTACTTCAGACGCATAAGTATCTGTACTAGCATCACCAGATCCACCTGTGCCACGAAATAAAGCCATTCAAAGCTCCTACAAAAGAAAAGGAAAAGGGGCCATTGCTGACCCCCTAAGTTCGTTACTCTGCGACTGCGAGAACGAAACCAGCTTCAGGACGATATACCTGAACACCGTACAGGCAGTCAGCCGTGTACAGAGTTGAGAGGTACTCCTGCTTGTACTGGGTTTGTGAACGTACAGACTGCTGTTCTGCCATGATGATAGCATCAGTGTGGAACAGAAGTGCAGCACGAGTGTCAACCGAAGATGCAGTGTTGTCTGCAGCAGATTCGATTGTACGGCAGTTAGCAGAGACGTAAACGTCTACACCGTAGAGGTTACCGATGAGGCCAGAGTTTACAGCCTGACCAGATACGAAGTCAGAAGACACGTAACGGTCGATACCCATGATAGTGTTGCGAACTGAAGGTGGAATGATAAGTGAACGTCCGTCCATAGGTACGTTGTTGTCATCAAGCTTCTGGATCATGTCACGGAAGAAAGCATCAGTGAACACGTCACCAGCAACGATAGTGTCGTCAGTGTACTGAGTAGTAGTACCGCCGTCGTTGAAGAAACAACCAGAGTGCTGGTAGTCAGTTTCTGCTGGGCTGAATACTACAGCACCACCGTCACCAAAACCAGTACCTGCTGCGTGTAGATCATTGTCAATCTGAACAGCAAGAGCGTAACCAGCGTCTTCAGTGTAGAACTGACGGAGGCTAGAAAGCGCTTGTACTTCTACGATGTCTTCGATAAGACGTGAGTACTCGAAGTGACGGTCGATGTCAACAGTCAATTCGCCTTCAGTGTTTGCAATGATAGTTACCGCTGTGTCAGCAACCTTAGCATTTGCATCACCACGAACAGGCTTAGGCACATGTAGCTTGTCGCCTTTCTTGCCAGTCATAGCAAGCTTCTTGACAAGTGGAGCCATCTTTAGGTTCTTTTGGTAGGCAGCAATGATTTCGTCACTCCAGATTTCTGGAATAAACTTATCTGCCTCTGTTTTCGCAGTAAAGCCCGCTGCGCCGGGATAAGTTGCAGTAGCCATGTCAATCTCCTAGATTATTTGACTCGACCCTCCGCATAAGCTGCCATGATTTCATCAGACAAAGCTTGGTAACGGTCAGGATCTGTTCTCATTAGTTTAATAATGTCGGCCCTGCGATATACCTTCTTACGTGATCCCTCTGCACTGCCTCGTGCATTGCCTGTGTTAGCTGCCTTTAATGACTGCTTACGTGCCTGTTTTTCAACATTGGCTGTCTGCTGTGCAACTGTTTTACGGTCTTTCCAAAGAGTAAACAGTTCGTCAGCAGCGTCTGCATCATATTGTTGGTCAGCTTGTACAAACAACTGAGTCCTAATTTTAGATGCCTTAATCCACTCAGCAAAGCTATTATCACTCAAGATGTCTTGCATGTCTGGGTGTTTAGACTGAAGCGCAGCTAGTGACGACTGTTTTTTGTACTCAGCCGTGTACTGCTCTGCTTCTCTAATCTTAGGATGATTCTCAATAGCACGATTAACTGCTGCTTGAGGATCTGTAAAGTAGTCTATATCGTCTTCAGGCTCAACGTATTGTTGAGGTGCTGTTGTCGTTATACTCTGACTAATATAGTCATCAACGACTTTACGAAGCTCACCTACTTCAGAAGACTGACGACCCAAAAGCTTTTCAGCTTCTTGGTGCATCTGTACTACGTCCTCTAAAGATTTACCTTGGTACTTCTCCGGTAAACTGGGTTCTTCTTCTTGAGGTTGCTCAACTTCTTCTTGTTGAATCTCGTCTGCTTCGTTTTCAATAGCGTCCACGTTTTCCTCTTCAGGTTGTGGATCAAGCATTTGCGCTCGTGACATAATTAAACTCCGTGATTATAATCATTGTGGAGACTTCTTTTTACCTGCTTGTTCGTGTTCTCGTACCCATTTCATATGGCGTCCGGGGAAGTCCCCAGAGTGGCCTTCAAGTACAAAAGACGGGGCAGATACCAATTTAGTAGCATTGGCACCACAACCGCACCTACTGGTTGTGATACCTGACTCTACCATTTCTTCAAAGACGTGTCCGTTAGTACAACGGAAGTCATAAATTTTAAACATCAACAGGACTTTCTTCTTCTACTTCAGCTTGCTCTCTAGCAGCTTCAATAGTGGCCTGTAGATTAATAACTGTTGCAAAAGCAGCTACTTGACCTTTACGAAAGAATAAATCTTCTACGTCTTTTACAGTCTGTATGTCTGCTAATTGAGTAGCGTTTGTGGAAATCTCTTGCAAGAGTTGTTTGAAACCTTCGTGATTGAAGAGTTTGTTGTAGTTGTCGAAGTAGGTTTCAAGCTCAGGTGTCATAGTTTCCTCTAATGTTGTTAACTATAGTTTTATTATAGCATACTTTTATACAAATGTCAAGCTTTTCTTGTGGACTTTCTACGCCTACCCGAAGCTGTAACTGCATGTTTTATTGCTTTGGGGCCTGTCTTGCGTCGTGCAGAAGAAGCTTTTTCAGCTTTGGTCATCTTGGCTGCAACAGCCTTAGGTCTGCAGGAAGGGTACGGACGTTTCTTTTTTTCTTTACCACTACGTCCGCACTTTTCGCCTGTTTTGACGTCGACCCACTCTTCAGCAAACCATTTGGTTAAACCTTTCTTGGGACGACTAGCCCCTCCTGTCTGACGTTTTCTAGGCATAAGTACCACCACGTTTTTTGTACTCACGAGTCAACCATGCCGAAGCATACGCACTAGGCCATACGTCAAACTTACGTTTAGCCTCTGCTTTAACCCTAGCGTACAACGCCTTGTTCTTAGGTGTAGGACCTGATTTTTTCTTAGGTTTTGCCTTAGCCATTTTAGTAACCCTTAGGCTTTTTTACTTTCTTCTTCTTTTTTCCAGCGTGGTAGGGCATAGTAGCCTCCTTACTTTTTGTGGGTTTTTTGGACTTCAAAGTTTGCAAACTTAGAAGCACCTCTATGTGGTTTATAACCATCTGTAGGGTCCTTCATTAGCTTGTAGCTTTTACCGCTTTTCATCCAGTGGTAACCTTTGGGTGCGTTAACTTTCATTTTATTTACCTTTAGGTAACCTTACTTCTTTACCGTTTTGAAAGTAGCGCATACCAGCCCCATCACCACGTACATCAATACTTTGGCTCATGTCAGCTACAGGCAGACCCTTGCCAGAAGACAAGTCTACGTTAGCTGCTGTATAACCGACGCCAGCACCTGTTGCAGCAGCACCACGTTGTCCTTCACGATAAGTACGCTGACCTTTAGTTCCTTTTTCGGTTTGTTTTTGCTCAGGTTTCTTTTTTGTTGTGAGGTCTTTGCCGTGTTTTTTAGACTCTTTAGCTACTTTTTCAGCCATTTTAGCAATTTGACCTGCGCCTCTAACTATTGCTCCTGCCATATTTAACTCCTTACTTGATAGTAGTCTTCAATCGTACACCGGACTTGTCGTCCTTTGTGTCTTATGTATATTGGTGCGCCTACTCTGAGCTTGTATACTGCTACTTGAGTTACGTCTTCAGATACGTTGCAGCTTGGTATAACTACGTACTGTTGATCTGCTTTTTCTATGAGAATCTTAGTGTCTGCTGATGCCTGTAATGACAGCAGCATTACTGCTACTAATAGTTTTTGCATTATGTTCTCCTAACGTCATCACGACGTGCTTTAGCCTCACGGCTGTGTTTACCACTTCTTACAAGACCAGTACCTCGCTGTGAGTTTGCTGGGTGGGTTCGTGTCACACTTGTGACGTGCCCTGAACGACTTACGACGTGCAGGTTGGTCTTTCTTAATAGTCATCTTGGCGTCACCAAAGCGTATAGTCTTTGTCTTGTCACCTTCTTTGGCTACTACTACAAATTTTTTAGTAGGGTGATTAGGCGTCCGCTTTGGCTTGTTGTACCCGCTTACGCCCGCTCGTGCTAGTTTTGGGTCCTTGGACTTGGGCATTACTGAGTTCCTCCACCTTGCGTTCCAAACGGTCTAGGCGCTCCCATTGGTTGTTGAACTCTTGGTTGACTCTCTGTAGCAGCAGGCGTAGTTCGTGGTCCGTTAACATTAGTTTTTCCTTGTATTGCTTTTTCTTTGAGTAGAGAATCAGCTACTTTCATACGTCGCTCAAACTCTTTGTCTTCTGCATCACCTTCTTTTAGGTTTCTAGTGATAGCGTTGATCTTGTCAATCTCAAGCTCTTGAGGCACTGCCTGAGCTTCTGCAGCCAACTTAGCAGCCCTAGCTTGTGATTCCTGAGCCTGAGCAGACAACGCTGCTGTTTGTGACTGCTGGAACTGCAGCTGTGCTTGTTGTGCTGCCTGAGCCATTTGTTGTGCTTGAGGGTTAGGCTGCATAGCTTGTTGCATAGCCGACAACAGTTCTTCACGGTTAGATAAGTTCATGTTGTCAATAATGCTTTGAATTAAGGTGTTGTACAGTGGTGACTGTCGATCCATAGTCTGCAACAACTGTACCAGCTGAGTAACTTCGTACTCACGAGCAATGATGCCTAGCGTACTGCTTGCGTTAAATTTGTAGTCAGCTACAGGGTACGACTCAGGATCAAACTGCATGTACCGATGTGCAGCCTTCTTAACAAATGGCAACAAGAATGACTGCTGAAAGTTAATTAGTGTGCGCTTGTGGCGTTTAATAATAGCGCCAAGAGACATACTAATACCAGCGGCAGTAGCCTCGCCGTTAACCTGACCCGCAATTCCTGCTGAGTCAACGGCTCCTGTTGCTTGTTGCACCATTTGCTGCAGTGCTCCTGCCTGAGCAAAAGTGATTTGACTAACTTGACCAAAGTTGAACGGCTGTAGAACTTCACGAGGATCTCCGTTGGTTAGGATCATCTTACCGGGGCGTACCTCTGGTTTAGCACCTCGTGGTAGACGAGTGGCGTCAATAGCCATCATTGGATGAATAGTCAAGCTAAGAGCGTCGATTCTAGCTCGCAATTCTGTGTCAAGTGCTTTTTGAGAGTTATAACCTTTTTCACATACACCACGACCCCAAAAACGTCCGGGTACTACGTCCCAAGGAAATGCAACAACAGGACGGTCTTCCATCATGTAAGGGTTGGCTTCAGCCTTAAGAAGAATACCGCCGTTAGCAATCACTACAACGGCTTCTACGTAACGTGACTCAGAGTCTTCCTCAGGTATTGCTTCTTCGTCTTCTTCGCTTAGAGCCGAATCTAGAAGCTCTCGTGGTACCAAACCATAATACTTAGTCAATCTTACTTTGTCGTCGTTGTAAATTGTGATGTCTTGGTCAGGCTCAAGGTCAGTATCAGGAGCAGCCATGCCTACGTATACATCACGATACACGCCTTGCTCTTGTAATTGTTCTACTTGGTGTCGGCTTACAAACTCGTCTACAGCAACACCTAAAGCGTCTTCTACAGAGGTAGCTACAGGGTCAATTAAAAAGTTCTGAGGCAGTACAGGCTTGAGTTTAACTTTAACACGGTCTGTGACGTTTACCCCTACTGCTTGTAAATCTCCGTCCATAATGGGCTGAGTAGCAGGAGCCATTTCTTTCATTTCTTCAATGACAATTTCGCCAATGCCCGTACCAAAGACAGCTGCATTGATAAGACACTCTGCGACTGCTTTACGTACCATGCAGTCTTCAAAGTCTTCGGTTAGTTTATTACGAAGAAACAGTACGTCTTGCTTTTGCGTATCACCTAAGTTATCACTAACGTCAAACCATTTACCACGTCCAAAAGTGGCTTCCTCTAGTTCTGCTACATTAGACTCAACTGCCTGTTGAAGTGCAGGAGAAATAATACGGGAACGCTCAGACTTACGCTCACTGTCAGCAGGATCCCATATGCCACGCCATAGTCTATAATACTCTTCAAATCTTGCTTCATAATTACTTTCGTAATAGTCTCTCCAGTCTTCACACTTTGTAATAACCCAGTCTTCGATAGTTTCTTCAACCATGAGTGGGTCTTGTTCATATAGTTCAGTCATATTAGTATCCTACTTCAAGCCTAAATCTTGCTTTAACTTTTCTACTTCCGCTTTAAATTTAGTACCATACGGTAGTCTTTCTGTAGGCCACGCCTGCATAGTAGGTACTGATGAATTTTTACCGCCTAACAAATAACCACCAATAATTTGATCTAGTCTAGAATGCTTTGTCCATTGCTCAAAAGGGCGCTTTTCGCCTCTGTCTTGTTCATAACGATATGATTGTTTTAACCAGTTTAAAACTTCAGGATCATTAACTGCTGTTGTGTAAAGTTTTTCTGCTCTTTCTGGATCTATTTCTTTTATTAAATGCAACCCTTCGCCAATTAACATTTCTTGAACATAGTTTTGTCCAGTGTCTGGGTTATCTTTAAACTTTTGATGGTTTATGTAAATTTTAGGCGCTCCTGTTGGAGAGTCGTCCCCTATTTTTGTTTCTGCCCATCTAAAATCATTACCTTTAAACTCAGCGGCAGACTCTTCTTCTGTAGCTTGATACTGCTCTAAGGCATTAAAAAATTTATCTTTAAATGTTTTTTCTGCCATATTAGTACCCTGCTACTACGTCTAAGATGTCGTGGTCGTCTATTTCGTATTCGTAGTCATAGGCCACGTTAGCTAATTGGTCGATGTACGCCAAAGCGTCCACCAAGTCGTCATGAGTTAAAGGATCAGGGAACTGAAACAACTGGTCAAGAAAACGACTGTTCCATTCCCCCTTGTTTAACGTAATGTACCCGTTTTCAAACCGACCCTGCAGCGCCCACATCACCCTGTCTGTTTTCTTTTTGTTACCGTGAGTTAGTTCTTCTACCCTAAAAAACGTACCGTACTTCTTTTGTAGGTCCGTTAAAGGTGACATGACGGCCTGTTTAGCAATACCTCTTTCGATTCCCACCGACACGGGACGGTAGTCTCTAACGGCCTGAAATATCTTAGTTGCTGTTTCGTCAAGTGACCATCTACCGTATATGATATTGTCAACATACCAACCATGCTCATTGACCTTAACCACGGCAATCGCTGTTTCGTCAAGCTTACTATTTTTAGTTCTTTTCTTATTGACTTCTTCAAATCCTGCCAAGTCAACAGCAATGTAGTAATCTCCTATTTCGGGCCTATCTTCACTAAATTGGACCCAGTCTTCCTTAAACATTTCTGACCCACGAGCTTCAAACGACGCCATAAATTCTTGACGGAACGCATAAGAAGACATAGACCTTTTAGCAATGTCGATTTCGTCAGGGTCCAGCAACGGGTTGTCATAAGACGTAAAGTGCCAAGCTTTGTATGTAGGGTCACTGTCTAGCTCCGCATATTTGTACAGTTCGTAAAAGTGGTTCCTGCCCATAGGTGTCCCTATGAACATCGCACATCCCTTCTGGTCAGCCAAGGCAGGTCTAAGAATCTGCTCAAATACTTCCGGTTTCATGTCGGCGTATTCGTCCATTACTAAGAACTTGAGGCTGACACCTCGCATTGTCTCTGGTCTGTCTGCACCTTTTAGACTAATTGTAGCACCGTTGACAAGCTTAATTTGCAAATTATTAATGTGACTACCGCTGATAACAGGATGCCCCAGTTCAAGCAAGGTTTGCCACATGATGTCTCTGGCTTGTCCCTGAGTAGGTGCGACGTAAAATACATGGCCTCTGTCCGCCTGTAGTGCGTTAACAATTAACATCCATGCTGCTAATCTAGACTTACCCGTACGTCGCCCAGCAGCTACTATTTTAAATCTTGTGTCGTCTGCCCAGACTTCTTGCTGCCAAGGTAGTAGTTCAATATTAAGATCCATTGAAGTTACTAAACGCTTGTGGTCTTTCTAAAAGCTCAAAGGTAACTGCTACTTCCATCTGTCCTGTTGCTGAAGATGCTTGAGTTTTTACAGTATCTCCATTGTGCAAAACAAAAATGCCTTTGTCGTTTTGACCGCCTAGTATTTCTTTATTTCCTGAACCGATACTAGTACTGTCAAAAAAGTACATTTGGTCTACACCGCCCGTCTCCCACCAAAGACTTACTTGGTTTGTACTGCCGCCGTGATTAGCAACAAAGATATACACAATATGTATTGTATAGCCACTTGGTATAGTAAATAACGTCTGTTCAGTAGCATCTGTTAACGTAATATGTTTTGTATGAAGCATTAGTACAACCAAATCACTGGAGTCGTACCCCTAGTGTCCACATGTACAAAATCATCGTCAATGCCTATACCTGTGAAACCAAGGTTCAAAGCATTAGACACAATAGAGTAGCGGTGGGCGGCATTAGTTATTTTTATGTCAGCCGCAATACCTTGGGCATGTGTTCCCGGCACCGCTTTTTTCATCTCTATAGGGTGCTTGGTTGGATGACGGTAACCCGACGTTACCTCAAAGGGGAAGCCACATGCGCCCCGCAATTGGTCTAACTTCTCTAGGAACTCTTGTTCCATATTGTTGGTGCCAGTGACCTGACAGTCAAACTCTTCTCTCTTGAAGTGCTTAAGAGCCATCTACGACCTCTCCCTCTATGATGTCGTCGGGGGTGGTTACTTCTGCAGTACCAACACCAGTAATATTAATTTGGATAGCGTTACGACCACTGTCCTTGACGACGTCTTTTTCAAACGCCCCTACAGGGAGTATACGGTCCATAACTAACTTCCAAGCAGCAGCTTGATTTTTATGGTCGTTGTCCAAAGCAGCATCAAAAATTGTTTCTAGGACCTTACGTGACTTCGGAGAAGCCAACATACGTGCTTTGTACTCATTAATTATCGCTGCGTCACCCTTTGGTCGCCCGACTTGTCCCTTGTTTCCGGGCTTTACAGCGGCTACTTCTGACTTCCGGGGTCTGCCACGACCTCTTTTTTTGATTTCAGCGGTCATAACTAAAATTATCCCTCAATATGCCAATAGTATAACACAAGTTTACATAAAAGTCAAGCTATTTTAGAGGTAATTCCAGGGATATTAGAAACTTGAGTAAAAACAATAGGTTACGTGCTATTATTTTTTACTTAATTTTTCTAATTTTGACCTATTTTGTGCCTAAGTAGCAACAGTGACAATGACAGCGATGAACTACGGCCCCCGGCCCAAAGTTATCCACAGGTTATGCACAAGTTATCCACAAGTTTTCCACAGCCTGTGCATAACCTGTGTTTATCCTGTGGACAAATAGTTATCCACACCCTTGAGTTATCCACAGGTTATACACAGGTTGTTCACAGGTTTATCCACAGTTGCGCTTCAAGTTATTCACATGGCCCTGAGACGCCCTAGGAAGCCCGTCACGGGGTTTTAACCTTAGGCCATACCATAAGACCAACTAAAGTTTTTTCGAGTTTTTGCACTTTGGGGGTTGACATGTGTGTGGACTTATGTTGGTCCCTATAGTTGGCACGTTTGTTGCTACGTGAGCTTTTTATAACGTGTGCACGTGCGACTAACATAAGACAACAAAAGCAGTCAAGAAATAATTAATGTAAATATTCACACAAAATAAATGTTGCACTGTGGCGTCACTGTGGCATTATGGACACATGGCGAAAGGGGACCCAATGCCACCCCAAAAGGTAAACACCATGGAAAACGTAACAACATCAAAAGTATTCGGACGCTCTATCATCATTCGTAAGCGTAAGGCCCTAAAGCGTCCATTTAGCTACTCTCAAGGGGAGTGCTATCACAAGCTTTCAGGCGGTCTATGGTCTCTCTATGTAGAGCACAAGAACGGACGGAACGTTAACATTAGCATCGACGACCGCTAAACAATCCAAGCTTCACGGGGCCTCGCTATATGCGGGGCTTTCGTGGTATCAGACAACCGAAAGAGGGTAACACTATGAAAGACTTCCCAATGGAAATTGACGGTGGTTATGTAATACTGTCAGACGGGTTTTTCCACAATGAGCCGTACGTAGTGGAGGAAGTGACAGAAGACGACGTCCAAGTGTATTTTTACGAGATAGACACTACGGCACGCTATAAGCGAATCTAACAGTAGACTCAAGTAAGCCCATGGTGTACGCTGTGGGCTTTGTTGATTTTATTGGAGACTAAAACTATGTACTTTGACCGCTGGGACATTTGCGAGGCATATTATTGTTATGCACGTGACTATATGAACGGACAAAACAGTCCAGAAATGCGTATTCAATCGAAGCTAAACCAAATGCGGTTTATCCCTTCGAATGCTGTAAAGCATTTGTATACTTACGAGTCACTGTCGTCTAACGGTAGGGACATTTACGATTCATTAGTGCGGAGATATGCGTAATGGTTAAACTATCGAAAGCATCAAAAATGCCGGGTCGCTCGTGGTCACTGCAAGCGTTAGACACATGCCCAGCTTCACGCAAAGCCGATGGGTCGCTAGTCGACGCCTGTTCGGGATGCTATGCCACGACAGGTAACTACCGTTTTAAGAACGTCAAGGTCCCTAGAGAACACAATCGGGAAGACTGGAAACGTGACCAATGGGTCGACGATATGGTGTCAGAATTAGACAACGACCGTTACTTTCGATGGTTCGATAGTGGTGACGTATACGACGTCAGACTAGCGTACAAGATTGTGGACGTAATGAAGCGTACACCATGGTGCAATCATTGGCTCCCTACACGTATGCACAAGTTTGCTAAGTTTGGTCCAGTGTTGGCGGAGATGTCCGCACTGGCAAACGTAGTGGTACGCTTTTCATCTGACAGCATTACCGGAGACGTCATAGAAGGCCCTCAAACGTCCACCATAGCGACGTTAGACAATGTCCCTAGTGGTGCCCTAGTTTGTGAAGCTTATTCACGAGAGGGCAAATGCGGGCCTTGTAGGGCCTGTTGGTCTAAAGACGTGGCAGTAGTGTGCTATATTGGACACGGTAAGAGTATGGTAAAGAAACAAAACGACGTCATAGCGAGGGCGGCATAATGGAATTGATAATGTTTAGTGTGTTAATGGTGGCATGCTTTGGCTTTGGGTGGATAGTCGGGCATGCTGTAGGGTACGAGAAGGGTATTAACGAGTGGCCACGACGATGATTGAACAATGGCAACCATGGTGGGACGTATTGTTATTGGCGGGAACGTGTGTTATACTCACGCCCTTGTTTATTTACATTGACAGAAAGGAACAAAACAAATGACAACATTTTACATGTGCCAAATCACTGGCAAATACTTCGAGGATACCTTAATTGCTAAGACTGCAGTAAGGGTAGCAGATTACCCTAGCGAGCCATCGTGGGGCATATATAAGACTTACGACGGTGCCGCTATACTTTGCGACTGTGACGTAGACCATGCACAAGAGGGGTTAGATAATGATAGTTGAAATGTTAGACGACAGGGTCTCTATTGAAGCCCTTGGGTTGATCCCCCATTTCTTCGAGAGGTCGTTATACATCGAAGGGCAGTCCATACAGTCCGTAGCGGACAAAATGGATTCCTTGTACCACTATGGCGGCTTTGTTTACCCTTTCGAGGGCACTATAGTGGACAACAAGGGTCGATACTTAGCGGACAACGACGAAGACGGGCCTTTAGATCCTATTGCCAAGATTACTAAGCTTGGGTTTACCCTTTGGGTTTACCCTTATTCAATCGTCGGGCTTACCGACACCAAAGGAAACCAGAAGATAGCGAGGTTTGATTAATGGAAATTAAAGTCTTGTTTTTGTTGTGGAGTTTTTGTATACTTGGGACTGTATGGATGTTGATTAAGGGAGGTGACAGCGATGCCTAGGGAATCTTGGGAAATTGCTCATGACGAGTACTATGATAAGCTTGAGGCCGAAGACTACGAGGGCCTTGATGATATCTCAGCTTGGAAAGAGGAAGAACAGAAGATAATCGACGAACTATGTAAACGTATGGAGAAAGCTTACAATGACGATAGATGAATACGCATCAGAATATGGTGGGCTAGACGATAACCTAGGCCCTACTGAAGATCCAGAGACACACGCTATGGTTGAACACTTGGTGGAGTTTGATACTGAGATGTACCGACTAGAAAGCAGGAGAAAGTACAAGGGGCTGTCATACAAACACCTT